GTCTAAGTAATGACAATGCGGATACATAGTAAGTTTATAAGTTCCTGATTCATAGAGATCTAACATTATATACTTTAGAGATTCCTCCCACTCGACAGCATCTCCTTTAAATAACATTTCATTAAATGTGTAACCGTTCCATTCAAAAAATATTTTTTTATTTTTACGATCAATGTCTAGAACAGTGGGAGTATAAGACTTGTTTTGGAATTTTAATAAATGATCTACTTCATTTTCAAAAAACCAGCTACAAATATCTGCTGTGTATAGTTCACGAGTCTCATATTTTCTTTGATAAAGGTTTTGCCAATCGTAGTTTGCACAAAAAATCTTTCGATCAGGGCTAATTAAAGGTTCATAGGTCTGCTGGGCAAGGCACAATACACCATCATCGTTATATTTAAAGAAAGGTATCCAAGTTTCTGTATTCATTCTATTCTAGGACCGTTGGACATAAAGAACGCCGCGATCCATTTTCTCCCTTGAGTAACAGGCAAAGACTCATGTATGGTCGACTTGTTTACTAATTCGTCTGGGTAGTCGTATTCAAAGTACATAATGCCTCCCTTCTTGGGTTCAACTGTTACTCCAAGTTCGGGAAATGTACAACGACCGCCTTGATAGTCATCATTGAACCAAAAAATAGCAGTTGCTTTTCGGTCGCCGCCTTTACTGTAGTACGGCACTACGGTAGGATTGTATGGATAATCATGATGTAGACCAAAATATTGACCTACTTCGTAAAAATATATGTCACCTGCTTCTACATGACTCTCGGGTATTCCTACGGTTTCGGCCAACAATGATTTAAAATATTGTCTGTCGGCAGGATCTGTATCCCAACTAATGCTACGCTGTTCTACTTCTTCTGTTATTTGCCCATAAGTTTGTTCACGACTTTCTATACCAGCATTAGGATTCATTGCATTTTTATATTTGGTGATCATAGCATCGCATACATCTAATGGAATTACATCTTCAAATACACTGATGCGAGGGAAGTCTAAGAGTTTTTTCTCAATCATTTCTGTTTTCCTATAATCATAAATCTTTTGTATAAAGGTAAATCTAACTCACCGGCATACAAAATATTTTCAAGTTGGCTTTGTTCTTTAAACTCTTCTAAACTATTAGCAATTCGAACATGCTCGGGTATATTGTAATTATTGCTTTGTAAAACAAAAAGACTGTTATATGGCATTCCGGATATCCACTGATCATATTGATCCTGAGTAATGTGTTCGCAACTAGTATTGATTATGACATCTGCATCGCTACGGATGGTACACATATCTGCGGTAACTGCCCTAAATCTTCCTACCATTTCTTCAATTTTATTCATTGTAGTAGCAATAGGCTCACAGATTGGATCTATATCTATACTGCGTATATTTGACACCGGCACATCGCTCTGAAATAACATGCTGGCTAACACCCCAACCCAACCTCCGTAGATGTCTACAGTTACAAATTTATTCACGTGCTTGTGCAAGTTTGTAATTAACCATTCTTTACTATTAAGTTGGCCGCTCCAAAATGCATCCATAGTTCTTATGGGGTCCGGGCTTTGCCTTATCGCCTGCATCCAATGATGCAGGTGTTCGGTATCAATTAACAAATTGTTCTCCTAATTTATCAAAGTGCCCACATTGTTTATTGCATTCTATCAATGGTTTATCTATCCAAGTGTCTTGTATTTTGTTAAAGAATCCCGAGTTGAATATTTCCTGTAATGAAGTTTTATTTAAATTAGGAAATGCTTCTATAGTATCCATGTAATTTATTCTATTATCTTGATTCGGTAATTGCCAAGATAGATCTAACCAACAACAGGGGCTAACTCCGCCATCTGCACTAACATATAATTGTTTGTATTTTTGTGCTTTACATTTTATTTCAGACGGCACTAGGTTTATTACTTTTGAAGTAAGTGTTTTGCTAAGTTCTGTAGGATACAATATACTAATAGTTTTACCGTGTTCGTCAAGAACATTAAATTTTCCGTCTTTAAATCTACTAGTATGCTTGATTGTAAATTTACTAAATCCTAATTCTATACTAAGATTCTCGCAATCTTTTATCTGATGTTCGTTGTGTTTAAACACCAGCATATGCCATTCGGCGTTACCGCCTGTGCCGATAAATGTTTTAGCATTGTGTAATATCTTGTAATAGTCTGTGCCAATTCGATACAAGTGATGGGTATCGTCTAGTCCGTCTATGCCAAATGTTACCTTAACTTTTGTAAGGGCTAATGCTTTCCACCATTCATCATTCCTTGCACTGCCGTTGGTATGCATACTTAATCGAATTGTAGGATTTATTTCTCGGAGATACTGAAATATTTCTAAACAGTCCTGAGCTATTATAGGATCGCCTAAATTACCGCACATAAACAAACTATCTAATTGTTGAATAAAATCAACAGAGAACCAATTTTTGAATGTTGTTAATCCTATGTCATTTAATTCTAGCAAAGGATTAATTATTCCTCCATTAATTCGACGAGGACACATAGGGCAACGAGCTTGACACTTGCTGGTAATTTCTAAGTGAATATCTCGGATCTGATTTAATTTATACATTTTCAAATTTTATTTTGCAAAGAAGCAGATATAATTTCCGCGGTCTTTCTAATAGCATCGGGTCCGGGATGAAGTAGATCTCTGGCAAAGTCGATGTTTTTGATTTTTTCAAAGGTTCTATCGAAACCCAACAATTCTGCGGTACCCGAATCAAAGGAGTATTCATATGTCGCTGTTCGATTTTTCCATATCAGTTGAAAAATTTTCTGGGCCATAACTGCATTGGCTCTTGGATTGTATTTGTCTTTGGTCCATAGATCCATATAATTATTTTTTTCAAAATTCCAAGATCCGTAGTTGTCTACTCCGGTTCTGTTGTAAGACACACATCTATCATAGCTTGGCCAACCCATTATTACCGCTTTTGGTGTTGGGTACCCGTCAGCTAACATTACAGAATTATGTAGATTAAAGTTTATAGATGTTCCACCTTGTCCTAGATTTATAACTGGTATCTGCAAAATGTTTTCTAGCTGTTGACTCAGTGTATGAGGATCATCGACACCTACTCCGTATACATTAGAGCAACCAAATATTACAATCGATTCTGCCCATTTTATTTTATCAAATTCTGCTGTTCTATATCCTTTAGAATTATTAGTATATTTTACAGGATTGATTCTGTAATACCAATCTTGAGTCTGTGTTTTTAAATTTTTTCTATAGAGTTCTCGGGTATCTGATCCAGACCAATCTCCTACCCTGTCAAAAGAATCAATAGGTATAAAATTATTTTTCTTTAGATGATTGTCTATTTTAAAAGGTAAGAACTTATCTAACATAAATTATCTTTCTTTTAGGTATCTTACTATCTGCCGAACTAACACAACTCGGTGTAACACATATTCTTGGATTACAAATCAAACTAAACCCTTCGGTCAAAGTACCTAATGGTGCATCGTGGCAGCTATAAGATCGTTTAACTTCGTTTCCTCGTATTATTAAACTCTGATAACCACTATTGCAACTCCAACTTTGAAATTTGTTAAATCCAAAAGCATTAAATCTTTCAGCCTGATCAAAAAGATATTCAGTATTATTATCATCGTATAACGCTATCTGATATATCTCTTCACCTTGTAATTTTTGAGGAAATCCTGTTTGCATTAAGGAGATCATTTCTTGGGTATATCCGTCTACTATGCCGCTGGCTGTTGGATTACTTTGAGGTTTAAGTGTTACATTGATTCCACGACTATGCAATCGTTCCATCCTATGGTATAGTTCGTAGAATTTTTCAGGCACCATTACTTGATTAACTGTTACATGAACTAGCTCATACTGTAACTGTAGGCATTTATCTCCAAACTCTTGTTCTTGAGCAAACTCATCATGAAAGCTGGCAGTGATACTACGGCGTTGTAACAATGCGGTATTAGCACACCAAGTTCTCCACCATTTTGATCCAGGTGATAAGTTAGTAGTCATATGGATACTTTGATAACTACTTTCCGTTTCATCTAAATGCTTAACTAAATTAGGCAGCTGTTTATAGGCCGTAGGTTCTCCACCA